CAGATACGGCGAGCAGGTTCGATGACTGAGGAGCCATAGGGCAAGAACATGTCGTTACCGAGGAGACGGAAATGAGTTACTTCCCAGTTCTCAAGGGTACGATTGCCAAGGGTCACCCAGCGATATCGCACGGCGAATGGATCGTTGGGGTCGTAGTTCTCTTCTCTCTCAATCTCGTTGACAGGGATGGGAAACGCGTTGATGACGCCATATTGGGGCGACACGTCGTTGTAGAGAAAGAAGTCTCCATATTTGACAAGGTTACGGGCCCAAGAACGAAGATTAAATTCGACGTTGAGAGTATTATAGAAGAGATCTTCCAGGATCTCTTTGATCTTTTCGTTGTCGGAATAGATGTGTAACGCACGACCCTTATCGTCTTGCGCGACTGTTTCGTCCGCGTAAATATCCATTGCGGCAGCGATTTCGGGTGTGTTGTGAGAGATAACGGTGTTTGTTGCGAAGTTTTTATATCCGTCTACCGTCAAATCGAAAAGAGGAATTACTCCATGATATTCTATAGAGACTACCTTGAGGTTTTCGTAGTTCTGAGAAAACTCTGTATAGTTTTTATATCCGTTCTCAGAAAGACGCTTGACAAGAACAGTCGTAGTCGTATCTAAAGAATTAGCTAATTCTTTCTTCGACATGCCTTTAGAAAACGCCGAACAAATTTTATCGAATGTAATAGTCTTGTTATATCTGTGATTATTCTCGCCTTGATTATTCCATCCTGCGTTATGCCAATCTGGGTTATAGGCTTTTGCAAATGTCTCAAAATTTTGATAACCGTGCTTACGAAGTTTGCGTTTGATTACGTTAAGGTCTGTATCAAGTACTTCACAGATTTTTCTTGAATTAAACTTAACTCTTTCCGCAATTTCGAGTATTCGCCCGAATGTGATGTCTTTTCTTTCGGCGGGGTTATTTTCTGTCATGAACCTGGAATGACAGATTTTAAACTGCTGAATCCAATCGGCGTTTTGCTCTGACCACTTAGCACCATTAAGGATCTCTGCGTGTAATCTGCGATGGTCTTCGTCAAACATTACCTGCAAATTTTCAGGTCTATTATCGTATTTAATAAAATTTCTATGATGGACAACCTCATCATCTATCAAGGGTGATCCTTTTAATATTTCGCCGATGACGCGATGTTCAGCAACCCAACCGTTCATTTTAGAACGTCGATCCATCGTATAAATCCAACGATAACCATCTCCTTCTTCTTTGCAACCATTAAAAAGGTCGCGACGGTAAAATGGCATCATCGCATCGTCACATTTTAAATCTTCAATTTTGCAAAATGTTCCGTCTCTTTTCATAAGACGATGGTTGGGAGTTCCAATAATCTGTTGACCATTGTCAAAAGTAACGGTATAAGCATGATCAATTCTAGTTTGACGGGCTTGTTTACCTAAAGCCGGAACAATTCTACCTAGGTTGTGATCATATGCATAAACTAAAAACTGTTTGTCTAGATTTTCTTCACATTCTGTGGCAAGGTCTTTTATCTTTTTATATCCCCCTGGCACGGCGATTAACGTGTCGCCGTGAAGGCAATATTCCATCTCGCTAAAATCCTGATATCTCATCAAGCGTTCAGAGAGGTTATACGCGTTCGCTGTTATTGTTGCGTAAGAAGGAGCTAAAGATTTTTGAAATAGTAACGCGCCTGAAGATTTCGTTTTGTCGGCAACTGCGATAGTAGTGTCGAGAGTTCTGAGCTTGCGTTTTACTACAGGACCACTTTTAAAAAGTTTCGATAATCTTTGAAATAACGATTGCGGTTCTTTTTTTATCATGATTTCTTGCCTCTCCAGTTAGGGAGATGGCTCTTCTTTCGTTAGTTATAATACTAAAAAAATGATCGTATACTTTTTATGCTCCTACGACGGCTTTGGTTGTCGATTTTACTGAAACCTTTTTTTCATCCCCGGAAGCCACAGCTGTCGAAGGTGGAGTCTTAGGACCATCGACGTACTCCATTGGTGAAACTACTATTCTTTTCAAGATTTTTTCGGTTTCTAATAAATGCTTGTCTAGCGCAACTGCACTTGCGTCGGCGCTAGATTTTGCTTTTGCAGATGCTACTGATTTAAAAGACTCGATTGCTTTAAGAAGCTTGCTAGCGTTTTGAGCCATTGCGGCAGCCTGATCTTCACGATCGCCTTCCTTCAAAACTTTAACTTCTTCTGAAATAATTCTTCTTAGTTGCGAAATTGTTATCTTTGGCATATCGATTCCTTAACTTTAATAGATATTCTCTTCAAGCTATAAATTTATCTATATAGCCAAGAAAAATCTGTAACGTCAACATGTTTAATTTGAGAAGGGTCTTTAGGCTTATGCGCTTCTCTCGGATTGAATCCACTCATCATCGCATTGGGAACAGGTTTAACTGATTTAATATCGCCTGGCATATTATTTTGTTGTTCGACCTTCGTCGCTTTTAACATCGCATATGCTAATGCTGTTGCTTGTTCATTCGCTATAGAGTCTCCTGCAACCAGCCATGCAGCGATTGCGAGACTCATGATAAGGTCATCATGAGCATCTTTGGCAGCTTGAGCCCGAGCGCCGTTCCAGACGAAAGCTTGCAATTGGTCGTATAGGCGTTGCGAATAAATCTTAATTTTATTGTTTCTAGCCAGTTCTTCTAGTTTCGCCAATATTTGGCCTCGCGTTTTTGTTTGCGTTGAAAAACCAGGTACCGCGTTGGGGTCTGTTGGTCTAAATTCGAATGGGTCTCCCGCCGCACCTTGGTAATATAGTCTCGGATAACCGCTATCTCTTAATTTGACGCAAGTAAAATAACCAAAAGTATTTTGTTCTGGGCATATTAACGCGTCGTTATATAGCTTTCCGTATTCGAATAATAAGTCTGCTAATTTATCTGGCGGTATTTTGCCCATATACTCTGCAACAACTTCGCAAGTTGAATTATCGACAACGTGAAATGTTGAAAAATCTCCGGCGTCTCCTCTCGCTACATCCGAGGCAATAACATATTTGCTGCCTGATTCGGGTCGTCTCCATATCCAAACAGCCGACTGAGGACCGATTTTTTCTAATGGCGGGCGAATTGACTCTCTTATGGTTTCAAGGTCGCTTGGCTGTAGAAACGTATCTCCCGATGAGATAAAGTCGCAAAGAAACTCTTGGGCTACCTTGCGCTTCGGTAAATTCTTTGTCTCTTTATCTAACCAATCTTGATCATGTTCTGGGTGGACCCACCAAGGAAGCTTGATGGTATTGAACTCATTCTGTTTCGTTTCGCCGTCCATCCAGAGACGATAGTATTGACCGCCGACGCCATTGGGAGTAGAGATAATGATCGCATTGCCGCCAGTGGACAAGGTGGGATATAGACCAGTCCAGATGTCTTCAAAGTCTCTAATAAATGCAGCTTCATCGACGATCAATAGAGAGAGCGCTTCTGAACGACCGGCGTCTGGCGACGTTGGAATAGCGTTAATTTGTGAACCATTATCGAATCTAATAGCTTGTTTGGTAGGCTCGAATTTAGTAAGAAGTAACCACTTTGGTAAGCCATCTAACATGATTTTCACTTTTTTAATGAAGTTCATTGCCGTAGATAACTTAGTCGCAATAACTAAGACGTTTTTATCTTTTTTGAAAATCGCAAACCATACCGCGTATGCGGCAGTAACAGTTGATAATCCCAATTGGCGAGACTTAAGAACTATGTTGAAACGATTTTCTTCAAAGTTCTTTACACAGTCATCTTGAAAATCGTAAGTTTCAAAAGGAATAAGTCCACGCACAGTGTGCTGGATTTTTACGTAATTTTTCATAAAGTAGACCGGATCTTTTCCACATCGTACGATCTCCTTTATTTGTTCGTTTCTGGTAAGGGGTTGCGTCATGCTATTTCGAAAGAAGTCTTTCTGCGAATATAGGCTGTTCTTTTCGGATTGTGAACGTTAAATCCGATTATTTCGACTGACGTCGTAGTGTTGTATTCGCTCGTCGTTAAGGTTTCACCTGACAGATCTTTATAGACTTCCTTTACTCGCTTAAGGACTTCTGCAATAACGCCACGTGATTCTTCTTCGTACATTCGCTTCATTAATACCATTTCTTTTTCAGAAGCAAAATTGACGACAGCTTGATAAGAAGCTACTAAAACGTCGCCAGCCAAAGAAAATTTCACAGAATATGATGCGGTCTTAGGCGTAGATGTGCGGCCCCACGTCGTGTCTATGGCTTGGCCTAATGCATTGTAATCGATTTTAGGCATAGTATCTCCAACACTTAAATATACAGCTCTTATTCGAAGACGATATGAGGATTAATAAAAAACCGTTTTTTAACGGCTTTTTCTATTTTATCTTTGTCTGGTCTCCATCCATTTTGCCATTCTGTTTTATGAGAATAAACCCATGTATCAGCACAGGCGCTACAGCAACCAAACGTTTTATAAGTTTTTTCATCTTCTTTGTTGCTAAAACTTATTTCACAAATATCGCAAAATAATGGCATGCTTTTATTTTCGCAATTATCAGGTATTATCAAAGAATATCCGTTTTTATAGCAAATTTTTCTATTTTTGGGATAAGACGACCATTCACTCATGTATCAACTCCAAAAACGACTTTTGAGTCTTTTTCGTTTTTTGTTATTTCTAAGACGTGATCGACAACATCTTTCACGCCATCAACGTGCGTAATAATCAATATTGTCTTAAAGTATTTTTTTAAAGATGTCAGCAACCTATTGCAGGCTTCAACTGAAGAATCATCTAAAGTACCAAAACCTTCGTCTATAATAAAGATGTCGGGTTTTGGTAACGTCGATATGTTGATCATCGCGACGCGGATGGCTAATGATGCAATCGTTTTTTCCATGCCAGAGCAAAGCTCTACGATACGTCGTGAATCACCATAGTTGATGTAAATTTCAGAAGAATCCGTGCCTTCATCATTTTCTAATTCAATTGTAAAATCTACTATGCCATGTAGAATTTTTGCTATTTCAGTATTGATGATTGGTAACTGTGATTTGATAATAATAAGAGGAATGCCTTTCTTAGAAAAAGCGCCAGTTACTAATTCGTGAACTTTCATTTTTTCTAACAAACTATCTCTTACATTTTTTTCTTCTTCATACTTTTCTAAGCTAGCCGCTAATCTACCTTTTTGAGTGGCTGCAGCTAATTTTTGTGCAGAGAGAGCATCAACGTCGTCAGAAATAATTTCTATTTTTGACCTTAGGAAAACAACTTCTACATTTTCTTCGTTTTTTAAGGCTTCTTGTAGGTGTTTTAATCGTTGTTTGGTTTCTTTTAATTCATTGACCTGAGAATCATAACTGACGCGATGTTTCTCGAGTGCAGCTTCTCTCTTAGAAGATTCTAGAAGTAGTTTGTTTTCTAATTCTAAAAGTTTTTCTAATTTTTCTAGTTTATCTACGACATTTTCTTCTTTTAGTTTATCTAAGGAACTCGCGGCTGATTTTAGTTTTTCTTTTGCTAGTTCTGTTTTCTTCGTTTGTTCTACCACCTTAGTCTTGCTGATATGAGCGTCTTTGATAAATTTGCATGTCGGATACTCATCTCCACAAGGTACTTCATCTAAGATTTTTAAAGATTTTTGGTGTTGCTTCAAAGAAGTTTCTTCTTTGTCGTAAGCGTACTGTAACGTTTGTATCGTAGATTCGAGGCTTTTATAAGCGTCGCGACGGAGTTTTAGATCTTTGATGTCATTTTCTTTTTTTACTGAAGAAATTTTATCTAACTTTTTTGAAGAATCTAAGATTTCGATGTTTAATTTCTGTATTTCTTTTTCACAATTATTGACTAGCGTTTCCAACGATGATATTTGTCGTTGATGTGCTTCAACTTGGTTTTTTGTAACTGGCGTTATATCTTTGTGTTTAGCTAGCTCAATCTGTAACGTCGATTGATCGTGCTGTTTTTCTTTGATAAGCTGTGTTAATTCTTCGATTAATTTATTCGCATCGTTGATTGAGTTTCTTGTCGTTTCAAATAGGTTTTGCCAATCTCTATCAGGACAATTTTTTAATTGCGATTTTAAACTTGTCAATTCTTTATTTGCTAATTCGTGCATTTTATCAAAGATATCGAGATCCAGAAATTTCGATAACACAGCTCGACGTTTTGTGGAGCCTTGAGAGATAAAATGATTGGTTTCACCTTGCGCCGCTAAAGAAGTCATCATAAAATCTTCTTGGTTTCCGATTAGCGCGCGAATTACTTTTTCTGTGTCGTTTCTTTGTTCGCCAGCCAAATCTTCTGCTTCGCCGTCTTCCCTAATCTTAAAAACGTTTAATGAGGTTGAGGCGTTTATAATGCCTTTTTTATTTTCTGTTTTCGAAGTTTGTCTTTCAACAATATAGTCAGTCCCATCGTGGTTAATGATAGTTTTCGAGGAACAATACGGTTTTCTAATGTTACAAACGTGAATATTTTTTACGGGTCCGCGGTCCGTAGCGTTAAAGAGAGAATACATCAAAGTACCGACTATCGAAGATTTGCCAGCTCTATTCGGTCCAAAAACACCGACTATACCACTTAAGTTGTCGAAATTAATT